CGCAGCATCCATGCACACCACGCCACGCGCTCCTCGATCTCATCATCTATCGAATGGCAGCCGAAAGCGCAGTCCCGAAAAAACCCTGCACGATCGCCGCCCATGCCGCATAGTCCGCAGCTCCCATCTCGAGCACGAACTCCGCCGGCAGATCCGCTGACCTGGCGAATACCACCGCCTGGACAAGGTCGTCAGACATCAACGGTTCGCCCAACGCCTGCCGCAGTCTGTTCGCTGCGCTCTTAGCCGCGATCACGGCTGTTGACTTCAACGCCGACAGATCGTACTTCACCTCTTCGTATGTCTGCCCCTCAAACTCGACCGCCTTCGTAAACTTGTAGGATCCCGAATACTGCATGTTCAAATCTTGTTCGTTCTGATCTTGACCGCTTTTCATACTGCCTCCATTTTCTGTGTCTCGTTCCCCTCTCCCCAACGAGGGAGAGGGCTAGGGAGAGGGGGCGCGGCTCGCCCGAGCCGTCCAATCCCCCCGTCCCCCATTCACCCCTTCACCCAGTCAGCCCACCTAAACTCCGAGATCCGCGCGGACGCTGGCCGTATAATCAAACCCCAGCACCTTATAGATCCCGTTCAGCTTGTCGATCTCGTACAGTTCGACGCCCGCCTTAACCACACGGATTCGCAGAACTTCCAGCTCGACCTTGCCGTCAATGGGATCGCCCGGCTTCAAAGCACCGAGCTCGTTGCTCTTCGGCATGACGCGAGCATATACCACGACGCCCTCGGACTTGATGCTGCCGCCGGCGCCATCGTAGATCTGCTGACTCGCGCGGAGGACGATATCCTTCGCCTCCGGAATCATCAGTTCCGCCGCCGCCAGCTCGACGGTCCGGAACGATATCCCGAGCGTCATCGAGTCGAAATGCCCCATAACCGGCATCTCTACCTTGCCGCCGATACCCGCGCCGCTGACATCGCTGGTGATCGCAGAGATCGAGGGCAGGGTCACCTCTCCCGTCCCCATCAGCCGCGAGTTCCCCAGATACGCCGCGTAGTCGATCAGCGTAGTCGGTACACGATTCAGTTCATTTCCCAAAGTCTCTCACCTCCACAAACAAACGAGTGTCATCCTGAGCGGAGCGAAGGATCTCGCCCCGCCAGGATGATGACACCGCTAAGCCTAACCGAACACCGCCGAATTCCCGTTCACGTCGTACTCGAGTACGACGCTGATCTGCTCTGCCGCTGAAGGCGGAGTCAGATACAGCCTGAATCGCGCTTTACCAGCCGCCAGGTTCACGTTGGAATTGTCGGCCTGGACAAACTCCATGCGCCCCGCATTCAACGCTCCTCGAGAGATCAGGCCGTTCAGCCACTGATTCACCGAGTCGAGCGCTGTCTCGATCGTCCTCCGATTCAGAGGATCATCGAGCTTCTGCCAGAGCAGCAGAACGACGTTATTTCCGACCCAGTTGAACATGCGCCGGATGCAGGCGAAAGCGTCCTTCGGGTCCGTGCTCCCCGGATACGCCCCGGTGCGATTGCCCCAGCACTTCCATCCGTTGAACATCAGCCCGGTAGTCACTCCCTGCTGATTGAGCGTGTCCGCCTTGGGAATGGACAGAATCACATCCGATCCATCCGCCAGCGACAGGCCGTTGATCTGAAACGCCTTGTTCGACGGCGAGACATACGGCACGTTGTCGTTGTCCGCATCCGTCGAAGCGATCCTGCCGGCAAGATGCGAGCTCATCCAGTACTTGACCGTGCCGAGCTTCACCTTCGGCCAGCAGACATACATATACGGCGATGTGAAGTTGTTAGTGTTCTTCCAGGCGTTCACTTCGGTGTACAGATCTGCACCCGTTGCGGATGCCGAATCGATATCCACGATACAGATGCAGGAGAACAGTGAATTGATCCCCTGGCACTTTGCAACCATCGCCGCTGCGACCTCGACATCCTGCGAGAATCCGGGAGCGAGGATCATTCCGGGAACAAGCGAATGAAGAGGATAGACGTCCTCGATGCACTGCAGTCCGAGGTTCGCCCCACCCGCACTCACACCGCCGATGATGTCATCTGCCACAACCGGCGCCGCCGCGATCTTCTTGTAGTCCACGGTTAGCGGCGTTGTCGCTGCCGGGATAGTCCCTGTCGACACCCTGGTGATGACTATGTAACCGTCATCATCGAGAACGGCCGTATAGTCGTCGGTGATATCGTAGGTGGTCAACCCATCCTGCGACTTCACGACGAGTGTCGAAAGCACCGCATCCTGCTGCAGCGTGTACGAGCCGGCAACCAGTACGGCAGCCTCTGCCGTAATCGCCGTTCCGTCCGCCGGATCCAGCACGTTCACGAAGATCGCCGGGCCAACCCCATACAGCCCGAAGAAGACATACGCAAACTCGCTGAGCGTGTACTTCCCCCACTGATCCGAAGGTGCCGAACCAAACGCCGTGATGAACTCTTCGTACGTGTTGCAAAGCACCGGCTTGTTCAGTACATCAGCCGAAGCCGAAGCGCTCCGATGCACCGGCGCAGCGCCCACCACAAACGGGATGGCCGCCGAAACCTCCCTCGGCGGCAGCACGTTAGTCGCCACCTCCGAAATATTCACCCCATGAAACAACATATCAAATTCCTCCTAGTCACCCGAGCTTCCGAACCACATCCTGCGCGTCGAAATATGCCTGCGAACCCACACTCGCAATCGCCCGCTCCGACTGCGCCATCATCGAAAGCGGAACAATAAACCTCTCAACTGCCGGACACTCTGCCACCAGCCGCTTCACGAAATCCGGCCGCGCCTTTCCGAGTATGGTCCGCGTGCAAAGCCCTCTCACCGAAGGCCCCACGTATACCATCACTCGATCCGCGAGCCGATCCGGATTCGCACCCTCGCCGGCACGCTTACATTTCAAACGACTCCCCGATTTCATTCGCAACCTCCGATATCGTCGGCATCGCGTAAGACGCCGTCATTGTCGCCCACCAGAGCGGCCAGGACTGAGATTCCGCATCCGGAACCGTCCAGCCGAGCGGCAGTTGTGCTCTGTAGCGGCCGTCAATGATCCGCTGCGTGAGCAGCTTGAATGCGATCCGCTCCATTACCGAAACCGTATACTCATCGTCGCCGTGCTCCGCGAGAAATACCCGCAAAGCAATCTCCAGCGTCCCGATCCTCTGCTCGCTGCCGTCATCGCCCTTCTGCTGATTCGCTCCGACGAACCTCACAAACACAGCTGGAAATGCATCGTCGACGCCCTCGGTAGAAACCGGGAGCTGCCGTGGATCCGTGAATGACCGGACAACCTGCACCTGGACCAGATCGCCGCTCTTATTCGGCAGCCGCACCTCGCCGAGGCACGCGCCGACCTGCGACATGACCGCCCGAGTCAACCCTTCCGCCGATGCTCCGACTGTTCTCATTTTCCAAAGCCCTTCTCTATCCGCGCGATCTCGTGATCGAGATTCTTATCCAGCCTCGCCTGCGCCAGTTTCATTACCTGCTCGGCGACACCGTCATTGTCCATCATGTAAGGAATGGACGGCCCGTATAGCTTCTTGATCGGCAGTCTCTTTGCCCCGGCTCGCATCATGACGAGCGGCTTTGCGCCCACCATTACGATGAACGCGCTCTTGATCTTCTTGGACTCACCGCGCTTCACCGTTGCTGTGATCCCGCCCCTCGGTCTCTTCTTTCCGATCGACCGGGGACGGATACTGAACCTGCTCAGCGGCATGGTCACATACCTGCCGAGTACACTCGCAGTCAGACTCGACGGAGACGCCTTCTTCCCGACGGATATCGCTTCTCGGAGATCCTTCTGCTTTACGGTATACGCCTTGCTCAATATGCGAACGGTATCCGTCTTCGCGCCCGTCGCGGTCTTATTCAGTGCAGCGGACAAAGCGCGAGGCGCTCCGGACTGAATATGCCCCAGTTCCCGGAGCGCCCGCTTAACCTGATCCTGTCTAGGAGCAACGTTGAACGATACCATCAAATCACCCCCGAGCCGCAAACCTCCAGCCCGAGCGTGAGCATTCCGGACTCGTCGACGATCTTCCGGACAATGAAGTCCTCTCCATCGAGCCTCAGCACCTTGTCCTGTATTGGACGCCGCACGAGCTTCGATGCTTCGACATAGACCGTCTTGCTGATCAGATACACCCCATCGCTCGGACTGCCTGTATACTGACCCCTGCTGTCCTCATCGATCACACAGACCACGAATGCGCCGTCGATCTCGTGGAGCTCTCCGAACTCATCCGGATTTATGAACGTCGATAGATCCGACGCGAGTGTATCCTTGAAGGTCATCTGCTACTCCTTGGGAACAAGCGAAGGATCGATCGGCGGCATATTTGCGGATGTATTCGCTCCGGCTTCAGCCTTCTGCTCTCCGTCCGCCTTTGACTCCTCGGCCTTCCTCGCCGCCGCAGCCTTCTTGGCCGCTTCGGCCTTCCTCGCCGCTGCGCTCTTCGGCTTCTCCTGAACCTGTTTCGCCTTCTCCGTGACGACGATCTCCGCCGCCTTGAGATCCAGCAACCGCTGCGCTTCCGCCGCGTCTCGAGACTCAAATGTCTCGCCCGGAAGCACCCTGCCCCCGAGCCTTCTGATATTCGTCAGCGCTCTCAACTGCGCCATAAACACCTCCAATTAATAAGGGGACAGCATCCTAAGATACCATCCCCCACTCACCCAGTCTCCCCATCCCCGCAGAGACCTAGAGAACCGTCGCCACGAACCAGGAGTCAACGTCCGGGATCATCGGCAGCGGCCTTGCAACCACCTCGACGATGCGGGCATTCGCGCCCTTCTCGGACCAGACCCTCGGGATTCTCTCACCCTCGTAGGTCACGCCCTCGTCCATCTCCGTCCAGGAGCCATAGAGCATTTGAGCGCCGACGTTGCGCTTCGAATCGGCGAGCATCACGAGCTTGCCGTCCGGAACCATCGGTGCGAGGAGTCCGGTGGTATCGTCTACGTAGTACTCGTCGTACTGGTAGATGTCGACCCCGAGCCTGCTCAGTGAACCGATGTATGTCGCGCCGTTCGGAAGCTGGGACGGATTGATCGTGCCCATCTCCATGCGGCGAACATCAAGCAGCTTCTGGACGTCTGCATTGTTCACGAACTCGTCGACGACGTTACCGGCCATGATCACAGTGTTGGGCGAAATACCTGTCGACTGGATGATGGTCTTTCTCCACGTCTCCAGGTCAGCCAACGGAGTGCAGGTCGTTTCGTCCCAAGTCTCAGCAGCGCTGAGAGTATCGGTGTTTGTGAATCCGACCGAATACGACTCGTCGACACCTTCACCGACCATGTGAATGGTTCCGGTGAAGAGGAGCTGCGCCAGCATCCACTCTTCCCTGCGAGTGATGTAATCGTCGAAGGTGTTCAGGATCTCGGCCTGTTCGACCTCGGCGCGATCGCCTGCGCTCCGACCGGATACGATGCTCTCCCCAGCGGCTCTCTGTGAGAGTCTCTCGGGAGTCAGCACGTCTCTCGGCTGGATGAGCGGCGGAGTGTACATCTTGGTCGTGTATCCCTCGCGCTCCATCAGCTTCCCGCCGACGTAAGGCGATACAAACGGAGCCATTCTCCTCTTGCCCTTGAAAATGTCAACGAGTACCTGCTCGGTGACGGAAGTCTTCGACCGGCCGCCGAACACCAAGTCCCGGAGAAATCTCATCGGTCTCGGTGTATTGTTGAGCGCCTGCAACATTGTTACAGGATCATACGTATTCAGCATCTGTGTAATCCCCTCTCCATTAATAAACTCTTTCGTATCTGTTATCCTGAGCAAAGCGAAGGATCTCGCTATGCCCCCGTCGTAAACCTCAGAAACCAGAGGAGACCGGATGCCCGCTCACCCGGTCTCCCCCTCGCCCCGTCCCGCGATCACCCTGTCGGCCTAAGCCTGAGCGCTCGCTCGCAGAATAATACCCTTCGCTTCGAGAGTCGCCTTGTGATCGGCGATCGTGTCGTTCCCGCCGAAGATCAACTCGTTCTCGTTGAACTCGCCATCGATGTATCCGCTGGACACGACGTCCGCCGAAGTTGCGTCAACAGCTTCGCAGAGCACCTTGTCCGCCACTCCAGAGCCGTCCATA